ATTGAGGTCACGAGTTTTGTGAATAACCCCCTAAATTATGGTATGATGTGTATATGGGCAAGAGAGCGTCAAATTCTCAGGAAAATCGTGTAGTAAGGTCGCTTGACGAGCTGCTGAAGTATGATGAGTTCCGAGAAAAAATTCTCCCAGCTCTAGAGAATGACCTCCGTGCAGGGATGGAACCCGCTGAACTGTTTAAGAAATACAAGTCTGTCGCTGCGGCTCGCTTGATAAGTGCTGTCGCACTTGAGATAGACACCGCTAAAGCGCTCGCCGCTGCCCGTGACATCCTCGACCGCGCCGACGGGAAGGCCAAGGAAAGCAAAACCGTTGAGCATCGCCTGGCCGCCCTCCCCGACGACGAGCTGGAAGCTCTCATTAAATCTGAGATGGCCTCCCTGGAGGACGACTAGATGCCCACCGCCACACTCACTTTTAACCTCCCAGAGGAAAACCAGGAACACCAGACAGCAGTAAGAGCCCCAGACGTCAAGTTTGGCATCCAGGAATACGACAACTGGCTTAGGTCCAAGACCAAATACCACGACGAGACGGAGTGGGAGGGGAAGTCAGCCTACGACGTCCTCGTGGAAGCCCGCCGGATGCTACGTGAGTATGTAGGCGAGTATGACGTTTTCGAGTAAGAAAGAAAAATTTCTAAGACTACAGGAACTCATAGAGGAGAAGAAACGCCGCCTACGTGCGCGTAAGGAGGCTTTCGTACCCCACGAGGGCCAGCTGCGTGTCATACAGAGCTGCGCCCTTGAGAAGTACTTGTTCTGCGGGAACGGGTTCGGTAAGACAGCCCTACTGGTCAACGCCGTCCACTGGGCAGCCACAGGCATCAACCCCCTGACAGGCATCGTTAGCCCCGTCCCCTCCAAGATGTACCTGGTAGTGGACGACCCCTCTAAGATTGCGGAGAGCTTCCTGCCTGAGTATCTGAAGTGGAACATCCTGGAGCCCGAGCAGCTACACAAGGATGGTAAGCCCTATGTTTCGCGCATCACCTACCCGAATGGTAGCCAACTAGCCATCATCACACATGAAGTGAACCTACTCAAAGTTGAGGGTGTCGAAGCCACCCACATCTTCTTTGACGAGCCCCCTCCCCGCCACATCTACATCGGCCTAAAGAGGGGTGGCAGAATAAAAGGCAGACCTCTTGAGATATTGATGGCAGGCACCCCGTTATACCAACCCTGGCTACGTACCGATATCTATAAGCCCTGGACGAAGGGAGACCTACCCCACGTCGAGTGCTTTAACGGGGAGATGGACGAGAACCCCCACCTGGAGTCAGGCTATGCCGAGCGCTTCGGGGCAGGCCTGACAGAACAGGAGAAGCTCACACGCTTCAAGGGAGCCTTCGCAGACCTCGCGGGCCAGGCCCTAGCCCACCTGTGGTCGCCTCAGGCCCACATCATCCCTAAGGCTGGCTTTAAGTTTGATGCTAGGTGGCCCTGTGTGATTGCTATTGATCCCCACAGCTCTAAGCCCCACCACGCCCTCCTGCTAGGGGTGCTTCCCGACGATTTCCTGGTCGTCCTGGACACCTACAGCGAGAAGGCTGTAGCTCGTGGCTTCGCTAAGTCACTGATAGACAGGGGTTGGTTCACCAACTACCGGATCATCGACGCTGTCTACGACTCGGCTGGGCAGGCAGAGATGACTAGTGGTGAGGGTTTCAGGCCGTTCTCGGAGGTGTTTAACGAGGAACTGACAGCCCACGGCATCGTAGTGCGGATACGAGCCACAACCTATGAAGATAAGTCTGACGAGGACTTCATAGAGCGCATTAGAGGCGCTCTGGTGGTGCCGGAGGAACCGGATAGCTACGGACGCACCCTACCTAAGCTACGCGTCCTAGAGGGCAATGCGGGCCTTATAAGTGATATTGAGGAGGTGCAGTGGGTCGTGGACAGGCGACTGGCCCTTAACAAGCCACACCTGGACATCAGGAACAAGGACTACCTGGCCTGTCTCAAGTATGCCCTAGCCTGCAACTTGTTCTTTTCTAAGGGGAAGCCACGCATCTACCGCCGCAAGCAGGGTGTCTACGGATTCAACCGGCCTAGAACGAAGCCCGTGCTAAGATAACGATATGTCGGATTTTCAAAACGACGGACGAATAGCACGCAATCACAAGAACCCTTTTGATGAGAGCATCGAGGCCTCCGTCCGCGACCAGATCCCTAAAAAGCTCCTAGCTAAGCTACGTGAGATGGACATGGGCCACAAGGTGCGCGACCTGTGGAACCGAGGTAACACCGACCGATCTGCTTGGCTTGAACGCCAGCAGGAATACCTAGCCCAGTGGGACGAGTTTTTACTTCCAGTAAACAACGGACCCTTCGAGCTATCCTCAAATTTACACATCCCCATGCCGTTCATCGTGGCCAAAACCTACCACGCCCGCATGATGCAGGCCATCGCAGCTAACGACCCTGTTGCTGAAGCCAGACGACCCGACTCAGCTGATAGGGCAGAAGCCGTTAGCCAGATGATGCGCTTCGCCATCAACGACTGGGTTAACCGCGGTCAGGGTATGGACGAGCTTCTAGATCGCTGGATCTGGGAGTGGTGCACTACAGGTGTTGGGATTAAGAAATGGCGATGGGACGTCCACTACTCTAAGTACATGGATGTTGAGACAGTCACTAAGCCAGGTCCCCCCGAATATCGTGTTGCACCCGACGGGACGGAACAAGCTGTCCCTACGTTTGTCAAGGTTGAGCAAGAAGTAGAGCGGGTTAGGAAGTGTTACGACCAACCAGCCTGCGAGAGCGTTCTAGGCGAAGACTTCATCATGATTGGTGGAGAAGGGGACCCTGAACAAGCCGACCACTGCTTCCATCGCCAGTGGCTCACTAAGAGCGAGTTATATACACTTGCATATAGAAAAGTTTTTGACGAAGAGATAGTCACCTCGATCATTGCTGAGAGTGGCCGCGACAGCCGCCACCTAGACCAAGCGGGGAACATCAAGGAACAGCGCAGACTTGATGCTGGTCAGATGAACATCCAGCCCGCCATCGAGCTAGACCGCTACGCCATCATCGAAGCATACATGCGTGCCGACATCGACGATAGTGGCATCGATTCAGACATCGTTCTCTGGGTTCACCAGAAGTCAGGCAAGATCCTCCGTGCAACATACTTGCACAGAGTCAACAGGAACGGCAAGCGTCCCTTCATCAAGATCGACTTCCACAAGCGTACAGGCCAGACCTACGGCATCGGACTGATTGAAACCCTCTATCCGCTATCCAAAGAGATGGACATGATGCACAACACCCGGATCGACTTCGGGATGCTGTCCACCATGCCGTTTGCCTTCTATAGGGCTTCTAGTTCGCTAGAGCCTGAGAAGATCAGGTTTGAGCCAGGTCAACTCATCCCCGTTGACAACCCACAAACCGACGTTTACTTCCCCAACCTAGGTAACCGAACCTCGTTCGGGATGCAGGAAGAGCAAGCCATCCAGACCATGGTGGAGCGACTCACGGGTATTTCTGATCTCTCTCTAGGAGCCAACTCCGGAACACAAGGCGCTCTTAGAACAGCTACAGGAGCCAGAGCCCTTGTCGGAGAGGCATCGACGAACCTAGATGTTCACTTGAAGAGACTTTTCAGAGGATATAAACAGTCTCTTCAGTATCTCTTCTCCCTTATGCAACAACGTCTCCCTGCCGACTTCGCTTACAAGGTTACGGGTGATGACGGTAGTGAGTATTGGTCTGTCATCAAGGACAAGGCCGAGATCGAGTACCTAGATGTTGATTTTGAGATAGATCCGTCTAGCGCAGCCTCTAACCCAGACATCCGCCTACAGCGGGCACAATCGGTGCTCTCTACGGTGATGAACCCCCTCCTACTTCAGACAGGTGTCGTTAAACCATCAGGCTTGTTTGAGGCCACCAAGGACTATCTTCTTGCTCTCGGTAAGAAAAACTTCGCTAAGTTCCTGGCTAAGCCTGCCGACTACTCAGTGCAGCTTTCTCCAGAAGATGTCGCCAACCGCGTACTACGTGGAATAGACGTCCCCGTACTACCAACCGACGACAACCAAGGCTTCCTAGCCTACTTCGAGGAACTGATGAAGCACGATGAGCTGCTCGGTCAGTTTGACCAACAGCAGATCATGGCCCTACAGATCCAGGCTAAGAAGCGGGAACAACTCCTACAGGCTATGCAGCAACAGCAGGCTCAGGCAGCTAACGTGCAGCAGCAGCAAACTAACGCCGCCCAGGCCACTAACCCAGCAGGACAGCCCGGTGTGGCTCCTGGTGGACCACAACAATAGCTAGTTACCGTCGAAAAACGACAGTAACTAGCAAAAAAAGCTAGACACACAGCTTTGTGTGTGAGAGGGTATTTCTATGGGACATTGCCCCACTAGTTAACGGTTAATTAGTGCCATTAAGGGAAGGCTTACACCTAAGGGTTAAAAGTAAGCGATTTTTAGGAAGTATATGACACTAGAACAAGAAGATCGTTTAAAAGATGTAGCCACAAGCCCAGCCGGGGATGCTGTAGCAGCCCTCCTAGACCACCTAGTGAGTAGGCAGAAACAAGCCTTAGGCACCATCTCAGCCTCGATCGAGAACAAGGACGCCCTCTTTATTGCAGCAGCTAAGGCTGAGGGTGCGCAGCAGCTAGCACAAGCCTTTAAGACGGAACTGGTTAGAATTCGTAGGAGTGAGGGCTAAAACCATGAGAACTAAAAAAGAAGTTTTATACGAAGTTACCATGGCCTTATATCAGGTAAATAAGGCTTACCAGCAAGATGTTGTAGAAAAAGTAGAGTTACCTAAAGACTGGCTGATTAATAACATTTATCAACATGATAACGAGTATATTGAGAAGTTGGTAGATGAAGTTTGCCAGCATATGGGTGGAGATGTTTTTAGATAAGGTTTGAGAGTCGGCGTGGGAAGCTGCGGTAGGTCCCCTGTAGCTGGGAAACTGGTGAGGGATGGGTAGTTTGGGCTTAGGCTCATTCAAACCCGAAGTTCGGGTATGCCGCTGGAGACACGCAACCGCAGAGATCCTGGAGTCTACAGGATTGGGGGGAATATCTAGTGTGCCCCTGGCGATAGACAGGCACGGAGTCGCGTCCGGCACTCTCAAAAAATTATGTTTAAATACACAAAAAAGTTGTTTTAATTTATGTTTAAAAGCATATCTCCAGGTAACACCTACTATCACGAACACACCCTAGACACCTGTGAGAAGATCCATCAAACCCTCTACGTGGATGCTGGCGTCCACATCATCTCCTCCACGTACAACAGACACAACGGTCTCTTTTATGAGACAGCCGAGCACTTCGTAAAGGCCCAGGACGCCCCCCGCTGGCACCCCCTAAAAGCGCTTCCTGCTATACTCTCCGATGAGGCATAAGTCTCATCGACTGGTGGCGTTACCACCTACCTACGCAAGTAGGCCATAAATTCGTGTAGCGACGTAATCGCTAGAGTATGTCAGAACAAAACCAAGGTGCGGGTGCACCACCGGCAGACGACCGGTTAAAAAACCTTCAGTCAGAGTTTTCCCGTAAGACGGAAAATTTAGAAAACAACCTTAAAACAATCAGCCAGCAACTAGAACAGCTTGCAAGAGCCACCGTAAAGGAACCAGCTCAGCAAGATGCTTCTCACGCGCTGAACGAGGCCCACCTCACAGATCCTGTGCGCTACGCGCAGATCATCCGTGACCAGGCTCTCTCAGACATGCGTCGGGAGCAGGAAGCTGTTTCTCGCGTGCAGGCTAAGAACCAAGTTACCATCAGTAACATCTTAAATGAGTTTCCAGAAGCAAGTCAAGTGGGGCACAAGCTCTATGACAAGGTTCAGGAACTCTTCACAAAGATGCCAGAGGAAGAGCGTAACAACTCTGCCAACTGGAAGGCTACGGTGCTGGAAGCAGCCCTTGATCTGGGTGTAAAACCACGCTCTAAGCGCACCCCCACTGAAACAGACGATTTTGTCATGGGATCACGTTCCAGTGGCTCTCCAGAGCGAACAGGCAAGAAAGATGAGTTAGACCAGAGAACAGTCGATTTCGCCCGTCTTATGGGCCTACCCGTCGATAAGCCAGAAACCATGGAAAAGCTAAAGAGTTACTCAAATCGCGATTACCGGAGATATAAATAATGGAACAGGGTCTAAAAAAGAATATTAAAGAGAAAACCTTTAAGTACACGCAGGGCTCAGCCTTTGAGGTGCCGGGCGAGGTACTTGACTATTGTGAGAAAAACTCCTTACATTACAAGTGGGTACGTCTAGACAAGATCAGTAAGGGCTACATCGATAACTATTGGCAACCGCTAAATTTGGATAATGCTAAGATTACGACCAGTGGTTTTGGTGTGGGAAGGCGATCGGACGGACTTTTAATCCGAGACGACCTCTTTCTAGCAGTGAGACCAGCTGAAGTAGGAATGGCTCACCGCCAAACCATCGCACAGCGACGCGACGCACAGATGAGAAAGGCATCTAACGAGTCTGTAGGAGCGGAACTGAAGCAGATGGCTAAAGCTGGTGGGATGAAAACAAAAATTTACGATAAGGAAGACTAAATGGCAAATATCGATCGACCAAACGGTCTTGCTCCCTGGGGCAAGGTACGTAGAGTTAACGAATACGTTGCTGCTGGTGCAATCGGTCGCGGAGACGCGGTTGTTCTAGATTCAAACGGACGAGTGGCTGTACCAAGTTCTGGTGGCAGTGCTTATGCCGGTGCTCTCGTTGGCGTTGCCATCGGAGCAGCTGAAGCAGCAGATGACAAGATTTTGGTGGCGGATGACCCACACCAAGAATATAAGGTACAGGCAAGCGGCTCTGACATTGGCGCACAAACGGAAATGAACCTAAACTACTCGTTGAAATGTTCTGACCGCGACAGCGCAACGAAAGAATCGCGACAAGAACTCAAGAGCGACACCGGTGCAGCTACTGCAACGCTTCCTCTTAAAGTTCTTCGCCTAGATCGCGACACGCGAAACGCGCTTGGCGACAAAGCTAAAGTTGTTGTTATCATTAACAACCACCAGCTTGGCGGCGGCACGGGTACTGCAGGAGTATAGGAGTAATACATGGCAGCAATTGTAACTAGAAGTAATTTTAGCGACCTCTTTGGTACATCAATGCTTCCGGCCTTGGAGATGATGTTCTGGATGGAAGAACAGCAACACCCAAGTCGTCGTGAAGCTTTGTTCAAAGAAGTCACCACCGATAGAGACATCTATCAAACGACCGAGATGCATGACCTCCCCCTGTTCCAAGAACAGCCTGAGAACACGCAGTACTCGTTCGAACGTCCTAAACAAGGTTACCACAAAACCTTCGCCCCTCGCAAATTCACCGGCGGCTTCTCGATCTCTGAGGAAGCAATCAACGACGGTAAGTTTGACCTAGTGGCAGACATGGTACGAAAACTTGCACGCTCTGCTAAAGAGTCGCAAGAGATCAACGCCATGGACGTTATCAACGGTGGGTTCAGCACTGTAACCTCCCCAGACGGAGTGAGCCTGTTCAACACAGCGCACACCCTTCCTTCTGGCGGAACGTTCCGAAACACCTCAGCAGCACCCGCAGACTTGTCTGATGGCTCGCTACGCTCAGCACTGGTAGATTTCGAAACTCAATTTGTTGGTGATAGCGGTATCATCTACAACATCAAGCCCCGCATCTTGCTTGTTAACCCAAGCGAGAAACGTACGGCTGAGGAACTTATCGGTTCAGAACGTCGCGTGAACAACGTCACGGCCTCTAACGATAACGGCCCAACCAACGCTATGAACGCTCTTCGTAACGATGGTTTGATGGTTGTATCTAGCCCGCACCTCACAGACTTAGACAGCTGGTTCTTACTTGCTGACTCTGCTGAGCACGGCCTCATGATCGTGAAACGTCAGGCTCTTCAAACGAAGTCTAAGGAAGACTTCGAGTACGATGCTATCAAGTACAAAGCATCTTACCGTGAAGATATCGGCGTGTCTCACGCACGTGGTGTTTACGGCGTTCAAGGCGCGTAAGCAGCACTCAAAGTGATACGATGGGAGGGAGGAGCGGTGAGAACCCTCTTCCCTCTTGTCTTTTAAGGAGATTTTATGCCAGATATGAAAGTGGTGTCCGTTAAGGTCACCATAGGAGCCTCGGCCACCCCCCTCTCAGCTACCGTTTTACGCGTTGCATCATTTGAGGTGGCGGCAGAAGGCACTAACAGCGCAGATGTTTACCTAGGTGACTCAGCAGTAACTACCGGAGCAGGGATGCCCATCGTTGCTGGTGAGAAGCAAGGAATTAACGGGGATGACCTAAGAGGCATCGCGCAAGAATTCGACCTCTCTCAGATCTACGTCACAGGAACAAACGGGGACGCCGTCCGCGTTCTATACACCAAGAGGATCTAACCATGGGTTTTACACCAGGCGGTGGAACAGGCTCGGGTGGCGGCGGTGGTGGAAGCGGCGGCAGCGCGACCTTACCAATATTATCTGTTGATCCGGGTTCACCGGCATTAGGTGACGGTTGGGTTAAGACAACAGCATATGTCGATCCCACAGACGTCTATAACGCAGATCCATGGATCGGTGGGGGAATTAACTTCTCCATCCCAACATATGCAGCCGGAGATGCTGTAAATCTGTTAGGACCAGAATTTGCGATAGCATCCGTAATTAAATTCTTTTTAAACGTAGATGACGGAGCGTCTACCGCACAAGCGTCGATAGCAGTGAATGGCGCCCCTGGACTAGTATGTGGATACGATCCAGGAACAACCACACTTGCCTTGCTAATTAGCTCTATAAATGCATTCTCCATGGCGCACATTGGAAAAAACTTTGCCACTTTAGGCGGGGGTTTTACTGGAGCAGAGTTAGTTGGAACATACACCTTTGGCGGTTCTATAGAACTTACTTTCGCTACCGACCACACACCAGAAGCAGGACTACTAAAAGTGCAGGGCAGTGGCTTAGTATACTCGTTCCCAGCAACAATACTTTTATAGTAAGGATGAGAAATGGGTTTTTTTCCAGGTACTGGTAGCGGTGGAGGAGGAAGCGGATCAGCCTCCTATTCCTGGGGACCCATTCAAACAGACTTGGGGACATCCCCAACTCCTGACGTACATGGTGATGTTCTGTCCTTCACCAGTGCCGACTCTTCTATTGCCGTCAGTGGTGATGCCACAACGGACACTATATCTCTCACGCTCCCAACTGTTAACCTAAACGTCGGAACCTTCGGTAGCGCAGGATCTGTTAGTCAAGTAACCTTAAATGCTAAGGGACAGGCAACAGCAGCGTCAAACGTAGCCATCCAGATCAGCGAAGGTCAGGTTACTAACCTGGTCTCAGATCTAGCTGGTAAGCAGGCAACAGGCAATTACATCACAGCACTTACCGGTGATGTCACAGCAGCTGGACCAGGAAGTGCTGCTGCCACACTAGCCTCAGTTGGAACCGCAGGCACATACGTCAAGGTCACCACAGACGCCAAGGGACGAGTAACATCTGGTTCTACCTCCCCACAAGCAATAGCTGATGGAGGTACTGGTCAAACAACCCAGACCGCCGCCTTTGATGCGTTGTCACCGATGACAACTCAGTACGATTTAATCCTAGGCGGGGCATCAGGAACAGGCACACGTCTAGCTAAGGGAGCAAACGGAACCCACCTCACTACAATCGGTGGGGTCGTTGCGTGGACCGTAGACCCAACCCCGTATGTCGTAAACACCATCTCGAGTAACACAACTGCTGTGTCAGGTAACACATACCTTTGTGACACATCCGGCGGAGCTTTTAACCTAACCCTCCCCACTCCTGTCGCTAATGCTTTCATCACTATTAAGGATAAGACTGGCAGCTTCCAAACTAATAACCTAACAGTTGTTCAAGCAGGGAGTGAGAAAATCGAGGGACTTGCTGCAAGCAAGGTTCTACAAACACCTTGGGGTGCGTTCAGCTTGTTCTCTGACGGCACAGATTGGTACATGGGTGCAATCTAATGGCACGTATAGTCAGAAAGACATTCACAGCTAACGGAACCTGGGTCGCTCCCGCAGGGATAACGCAAGTTAATCTCTGGGGTAGAGGCGGCTCTGGCTCAGGCGGAGGCGGGGGTGGAGGCGGGGGTGGCTCCACTGGAGCTGGAGCACGTGGAGGTGGAGCAGGCTCTCCTGGCGGTTCGGCATTCACAGTTTATCAGCCTGGTATAGCAGTCACTCCAGGCACTAGCTATACAATCACGATCGGGCAGGGAGGAGCATCTGTTGCAGGCGGAGCAGGAGCAACAGCTGCAGCAGGTGGAGCTACAGGTACAGCTGGAACTATTGGTAACGACGGAACCGACACTACATTTGATACTCTAGCTGTCTTCTCCCACGGCCAGTTTGGTAGACAGGGCACAGCAGGCGGCCTCTCAACCACAGGAGCTGCAGGCGCGGTATCAGTTGGTTACTTCGGCATCGTGTCTGGTGCATCCGGAGGCGGAGGAGTCGCCAACGCAGCTGGAGGAAACGGAGCATTAGCCACTAACGCTGGTGTTCCGTTCTACGGACAAGGATCTATCGGAACTGGTGGATCAGCCGGTGGCGCGTCTGGCGGCGGTGGTGGAGGAGGAAGCGCCCCACCAACAGGCGGAGATGCTGTGAGCCCTAACGGATCTAACGGCGGTAACGGCGGAGCTTCTGGAGCCAATGGTGCTGCGGGAGCCAACGGAGCCGCAGGAACAAACGGATGTGGCGGAGCCGGAGGCGGTGGAGGTGGCGGAGGCGGATTAAAAGCCACCACAGGTTCTAACGGGGGAGCCGGAGGATCAGGAGGCGCTGGATCTAACGGGTTCTTGATAGTGGAGTGGATCGAGTAGTATGCCTAAGGCAACAATACTTCACGCAACGTTCACATCCAATGGTACGTGGACTGCTCCAGCAGGCGTTACCAACATAACCCTTATAGGACGGGGTGGAACTGGTGGTGGCTCAGGCGGAGGCGGTGGTGGTGGGGGCTCCACTACAGCCGGAGCTGGTGGCGGAGGTGCGGGAAGTTCAGGCGGAGCAGCTTGGAACATCAGGTACCCAGTTACAGTAGTACCGGGAACAACCTACTCTATTACGATAGGAGCCGGAGGAACAGGTGGAGCAGGAGGTGCTGGAGGAGCAGCTTCTCCAACAGGATCTTCCGGAGGAAACGGAACAGCAGGAACAGCAGGAACAGCTACAACCTTTGGCGCATTAGCCAGCTTTAGAGGAACACGAGGGGGACCTAATGGTAACACTACTGGTGTAGGTGGGAAACTTGCAGCTGGTGGTGGGGTATCAAACAGCGATGGTCCGGGTACTTTTAGAATTGCGGGAGCAACAGCAGCAAGCGGGGGTAACCCAACGTTAGCGGGAGGAGCAGGTAAGCAAATCCAAGGTGGACAACTAGTTACCTACACACAGAACGCTGTGTTCGGAAGCGTTAGTGGACCTGCTGGTGGTGCCGGAGGTGGCGGAGGTGGGGCTGGTTCTAACTCTACTGGCGGAGAAACAGGCGGAAATACAGGACTTATAGGCGGTGCTGGCGGAGCAAGCGGGGCCAACGGTGGAGCAGGCACCAACGGAACGAATGCAATAGGTAACGGAGACGGGGGATTAGCAGGCTCTGGCGGAGGTGGCGGAGGTACGATAGTAGTGACAGGATCTGCAGGTGGAGCCGGTGGCAACGGCGGTAACGGGGCTAGTGGTAGACTGATTATTGAGTGGGTGGAGTAATGAGTAAACAATACATCGTCATATTCACAGATCATAACGCCATAGTCAAGAAGATAGCTGACGGTCAGGAACACGACCTGCCTGCCAACTCTCTTTTAAACCCAGATCTAAAAGCTGTACACAAGATAGCCCCGCATCACTGGAAGCGCGAGGGTGACAAGATTGTTCCCATGACGCTGTACGAGAAGAACAGAAGAAACAAAGAGATCGCCAAACTCTTTATTTTGGATAACCGTACGTTATTAAAGCAGAAAAAAAAGTCTGTTAATATAATCCCACTACTACTGTTCTTATTAGGTTTTTTATTGGGGTGGGTATGGGGAATGTAAGATCTGGGAATACTTGGTACGTGGATACAGCGGGATCGCTTGTACCGGTATCTATAGCCTCTACAGTGGGTTTGCAGCTTTATCAGGTAGTGCTAACCCCAACCTCAGCAAACGCCTCTATCGTGCTGGGGGACGACCTAAACGGGTATGTTAAACTAGACCTCAGGACGGTGACCGCTAACGAATCAAAGATCGCCCGCTTTTGGGAATTGCCCATTACATTTACGAATGGGATACGAGTGATTTCAATAGCTAACGCTGTCGCAACATTAATTGTACAGGATATAGGTAAGTAATGGCTACACCATACCAGCTAAAGACCTTTGCCGATATCGTCGCTGCCATCCGTGAGGAGGTGGGTGTACAGTCAACCGATTCGGTTTCAATCAACCGGATCAAACGCGATGTGAACACGATCTACCTAGAAGAGATTGTTCCCTTCGCCCGTTGGCGCTGGTTAAACAGAGAAATCCCCATCACTAAGGAAGCTAAGTTTGATACTGGCTCAGCATCTGTGGTGAGCGGTGTTGCCTCCATTACTCTCTCCGAAATTCCAGCCATCAATTTTACCAACTACTGGTTCGCCGTCAAAGGCGATCGCATCCGTTACCGCATCCGAAGCCACACAGAGAACACATCTGTTCTGTACTTAGAGAACGAGTACATCGGACCATCCAACACACAGCGTCGCTTCACGATATGGACAGACAACCTTGATCTACCAGTAGACTGCCGAGAAGTGGTAGAGGTAAGACATGACATGAAGTCGTCAGGTCTAGAGAACAGTGGTCTACAAGAATTTTTAAAGGTAGTTAACCAGAACCCGCAGGCTGAGGCCATGCCCGCCTACTACACGGTGTCTGACTACATCGATGCCTCTCCAACAGCAAGCATCGCTACACTACCACCAGTGCTATCACGGTCCTCTAACGGGCTACTGAAGTCTCTTATCTTCTCGGCTAGCTTAGGCACTGTCAGCAGCACGCAGCTCATCATCGAGGGGCAGCACATCGCAGTTAGCGGAGCAGGACACTACAGCTACAACACCCCAGACGTGATGGTGGCAGCTATCGGCACCACTAACGTAGCCAACGACACGGTAAGTTACTTGGGAACCGCTAAGAAGTATGAGTCGTTAGTGAGCGACACCTCTATCGCTGTTCAGCAGTTTAAAGAAGCCACTATCGGTAACAGACACAGACGGATGACGTTGTTTCCGTCGATCTACATGACCCCGACCATCATCAGGGTCAACTACATCAGAGAAGTTCAGCCTCTCATCAATGATCTAGACGAGCCAGCCATCCCAGTAGAAGACCGAGTAGTACTCCTGTACGGAGCGCTGGCTAGAGCATGGTTTAAGCAGCGTAACCCAGAGTCTTCGCAGTACAACGAAGCCTTGTTCAAAGAACGCCTTGGTCGCATGAAGGCCAAATGGGAAGACAGTCTTGAGAAAGGTCAGATGGTCGTTAACAACGACTACATCAACAAGCAGCGCCGCGCTCGCCGCTCGATCAACACCCGCTATTTCAACACAGGACCAGACAGCTCAGGCGGAAGTGTTTCTCCTCAGGGCACTCCCAATCGGGTAACCGTATTTGATAACACCGGTCGGATGTCGTCTGACAGTCTCATCGATGTAACTGAGTTACATGCCCTGGATAACATCACAGGCAATATCCAAGACCAGTTAGATGCAATCACAGATCTAACCGATTACCTCGTAGACACAGAAGAGCTGCAGAGTGTGGTGCTTGCGGATAACTCATCTGGTACGGCAGAAGCGTGGGCTGTTGCATCGTACGACATCGTTCGCGTGGCCTATAGTATCAAGCGTGGAGCAGCTATCGAAGATGGAACCTTAACCATAGCATCTGATGGAAGCACAGCCGCATACGCAATCGGTGGTGTGGCGTCCATTGGTGTTCACGGTGTGACGCTAAGCGCCGATGTCTCTGGAGCAAGCCTTCGTTTGAACTGGGCCACTACGTCCACGGGTTCTCCAGCCACTCTTAGGTACAAACTTCACAAGTGGAAGGCGTAACAGATGTCAGACACTAGTTTCAAAGTTAAGAATAGTTTAAATATAGAACCAAGCTCGGTATCTACAAGCCAAGCTGGAGACATCCGGGTACGCTTGTCTGACGGACGGGTTGTCTCTAACGATGGGCTTCAGGAAAAAGATCTAGCCTATTCTTCCGAAATTCAGGACTTCGCGGTACGTTCGCTATCAAATGTCACCATCCCAGGCCTAGCTGCCACTGACCTCATCAAAGGTGCGGGTGCCGCTTCCTTAGGCCGCATCCCAGCCGGTGCTGAGAACGAGATTCTTCAGATCGTTGGCGGTGCACCCACCTGGGCTCCAAACTCAGGCGGTGGAGCAAACACATCCCTTTCTAACCTAACCATCCCATCTCTCGCAGCTACAGACATCATCGTCGGGGCCGGTGCCTCCGCAGTAGGACGTCTTCCTGTTGGATCTAACGGGCAAGTTCTAAAAGTGGTTGGTGGTACTCCTGCGTGGGGTACTGTTAGCCAATCGTTCACGGCAAGTCAGATTGCCTTCACTCCCGCAGGTAACATCGCAGCTACCGATGTGCAGGCAGCAATCCAGGAACTTGATAGTGAGAAACAAGTAGCTGGTAACTATGCTAACCAAAGTTTATCTAACCTCTCTATTTCTGGTCTAGCCTCTCAGGATCTATTAGTTGGTTCTGGAGCCACTAGTGTTGCTCGCCTTCCGATAGGAAGTGCCGGACAAGTTCTAACCGTGTCTAGTAGCCAGGTAGTGTGGCAAACACCTTTAACGACCTCATTACCCCCAACAGTACAAAGATTCACAAGTGGATCAGGAACGTATACGTTACCAAGCGGACCCGCCCCCATTTACCTAAGAGTTACTGCTGTGGGAGGAGGAGCGGGCGGTAATGCTGATGGTGGAAGTATTACTGGAACAGATGGAACAGACACAACATTCGGCGCAATCATCACAGCTGGAAAGGGAACTTTTGCTCCAGCTGGAGGTGGCACAGGCGGATCAGGTGGAACGTTTACTCTGGGAGGCGGAGTAACAGATATTAATTCACAGAACGGTGGCCGAGGCGGACCTTCTGATGGCGCAGTTACAGGCCGAGGAATGGGCGGGGCGGGAGGCTCCAATTTAAATGCAGTAACTATGGCACCAACACCTGTACAAGGAAATGGTGACAGTGGTCCTGCGGGCTCTGGTTCGGGCGGTAGCGGAGCAGGCAGTAACGGAGCATCAACTATAAGCGGAGAAGGCGGAGGAGCTGGCGGGTATGTATATGCGCAGATTAACTCTCCTGCAGCATCTTATGCCTACTCAATAGGTACGGGCGGTACTGGAGGAGTAAACGTATACACCGGCGGAGCCGGAGGTAGCGGTCTCATTATCATTGAGGAGTACTATAGTTAGTATGCCCCTAAAAAAAGGTAACAGTAAAGCAGCTATCAGCTCTAACATCTCAGAACTCATGCACTCAGGTCGCCCACAGAAGCAGGCCATTGCCATCGCTCTGCATGAGGCAAGAGAAAACAAACAAGAGCGACATCCACATAACTATGTTAAGGCCTCTCACCGCAAGAAGAGGAAGTAATGCCACTACGTACGCAGGAGTTTAAGATTGTACCTTGGGTTGGGGGGTTAGATACCTCCCAAGATGAGGCTATGATTGCACCTAATAAACTGCGTGAGGCGCTGAACGTAGTGTTCGGTGTCCGGGGATCTAGGCAGAAGCGAGACGGCATCGACCACAGCTGGGGCTCAGGCGCTGTTAGCTCGGTGTCCACCGTGCGTATGCAAGACTACTGGTATCAAAGCGGAGCTGTAAAGCTACATCGCATCGTAGCCATCCGCTCTGACGGAACCATCCGCTCGTACGACGACAACGGCGACTACCTTGACATCACCCCAGTCTCTAACGCATGGGGAGTTGTGCCCCGCGCAACGATTGTAACCTTTGGTAACCTCGTCATAATGGGTGCAGAGGGAGCGGGCAACACACTCAAGTACTGGGACGGTGTTTCAGCTAACGCGGCAGATCTAGCCTCACACCCGTTCTATGAGGCAGGGGCTCCTCTCCCGCCAGACGCATGGATACTAGGTAACCACTACAACCGCATCCTTCTAGCGGGAGACAGAGACAGACCCGACTTCATCCACTACAGCGAGACTAACAACCCTCTCCGCTGGCTAGGTTTTGGCGATAGCGGTGGCTTCCCAATCCAAGAAGGAGACGGTGACCCAGAAGGTATTACCGCCATATTCCCCACATTCAAAGGTCAGCTCTTTATTGGTAAGAGCACCAAGATCTACAGGCTCTCGGAGCCAGACATCTCCATCTCACCAGTAGCCCTGTTCACCGATGGTGTGGGTGTGGTTGGCCCAAACGCCATGGACATGGTGGACACAGACGACATGTACTGGGTCTCTAATAAAGGCGTTCATCGCATCAGCGACTCTGACACCTTCGGTGACTTCCGTTCTAAGTATCTGTCTGCCGACATCCAGCAGACCTTTAACGCGAACATCGAGCGGTCTAGGCTTAAGTATGTCCAGACCCGCTACCTGTCTAATATCAACAGCGTTCTCTTTACCTTCTCTAACAACGGGGACACGGTTAACAACAGACCTTATCTCTACAACATCCCGGTAGATGCCTGGTATAGGTGGGGTAACTTCACATGTGAGAGCTGCGTTGTCGCATCAGACACCGACCAGAAACGGTTCTACTTTGGTCGTAGCGACGGCAAGATCAGCAAGACTTTCATCGATAGTTTTAGTGACATCGACGTAGACGGCAGCACACTAGGCATTGATATGGTCATCAAGACGGGGTTCATCTTCCCGGACGGTGATGCCTACACGTACAAGGGTTTCAAGAAGATCGGGATTGTTTACCGACCGGACAGCGACCACAGCTTACAGGTTTGTGTTAAGATCGACGATCAGAATGAGCAGTGCAATACTTTTACTCCCCCTGAAAGCGTTCCTCTTCTCGATGTTAGCTTTGTACTCGGTGAGTCGATACTAGGGGCACGCGGGGTGATGGCATCCTACACCCGCCCGATCGATGGATACGGGCGTGGGTTTAGCATCACCATGAGCCAGAGTGGGGAAGACGAGAGCGTCGAGATACAAGGTTTCATCGTTGAGTACGAGCAGGCATCAACCAAGCAAGAAGTGGTGGAGGGTGCGTAATGCCAACCTTTAAGATGTCTCGGAAGTATAAGAAGGGAAGCTCGCTAGACGAGGCTAAGTTAGACAGCTTTTATGGCTCCCTTGAGGTTTTCGTTAACGAGACGAAGATCGACCAGACTAACATCCAAACTGGCGGGCTAACGACAGCTTCTTTCAACGAAGTGGCCACAGTAGACCCCTGCCTCAACTTCACCCCAGGTCACCGCATCGAGGTGGATGCAGCCAGAACCGAGCACATCGCAGACGGGCAAGTGGGTAACGTGGCCGTTGCTGATGGGGCTATAACTAACCTTAACCGAGAAGACTACTCAAGCTTAGGCATAACCAGTGTTCCGGTTGTAGATCTTGGAGCGGGGTTTCACGAGCTTTACTCAGAACAATCACATGCCTCAGGCCACCTAACACGTAGTTACCTGATGTCTACCTCTATTGTCAGCGTAGGCCGTCCGGTTCTAATTCAGGCAACGATGTCTCACATAGCAGGCACCTCCCGACACTTCGGACTGTATGCCGAGGATACAAGTGACTCAGAAGTTTTTATCTTACGCAACGGAACCTATATATACCACACACAGATAAACGGGGCTGTCGCGGGGGGACTTGGTTCTATTTTCTCCGAACCCATGTTCATCCCAGACATCATTGACTACCCACCAGTTGGCGCTGTTAAGTATGAGATATATATACCAGGCTCCTCTCCATCACCTGATACTGGAGATACCTATTTTAACCTAGTGGTGAGGGAATTATAATGAACAACCTCTCCATCTTACGTAACTACCAGCAGTTTAAACATTTCCTAGAAGCAGCCGAGCTAGATGACATCAAGGATAGTATTGAGGAATTTCTCAACGTCACCAAACTAACAGACGATAACATCGCTGTAGGATCTGTTGAGGGAGACAAGCTAGCAGATGATGTCGTTGGTAACGTAACCATCACGTTCAATCCAGACCACTCTCTCCTCACTATCAAGGACGCCTCGCTTACAAGCACAAGCTTCACACCAAACTCACTAGGCTCCCACGCTATGGGGAGCCACGCCCTTAGGCTAGATCAGCTAGCACTGCGCTCTCCGGGTTCCACCTCGATCGGGCGCATATGCCTAACTCCATCATTTACGTACATTAACCAGTATGGGACGTTGTCCCAGGGCTTCTACACAGAGTCAACCACGTTCACTCAGGTAGCGTCTGTGTCATTCACCCACGGTCCTAGACCGATTAACATCGGTGTGGCTCTTCCCGATTACCAAGCCAGCGAAACAGGCTTCTGGTCTATCGGAGCCCTCTCATCAGGTATACAGCGGCAGGGGGAGTGGCAGATCCAGAAGAACGGGGTGCCTCTAGATACACGTTATTTTGGCTCTTCGCTGGTAGGTCAAACAGCTCCGAGCTTAGCCATCAGCCTAGCCAATATAAAAACCATCGATTTATCGTGCGTAGCAGGAACAGACGTATACTCACTATGGGCTAGGGTGGTCACCCCGCCATGCGGAATTGACGTAGCTGGTAAACTATTGGTATACGAGGAATAGATGGCCAACGAACTAGTTGTCGATAAAACATACGCAGATACAGAGGTGCTTGACGCCTCAGATCTAGATGCGTCTAACGACAGCATAGAAGCCTATTTTAACAACCACGGGGTTGGTAACGACCAGATCCAGCAAGAGGGCATTAACGCTTCTAACGTGCTCTTCGCCGATGGAGTTACAACAGTACAGTCACCAGGACTTGGCATCATTCCTGGCTCTATCGGTAACAACCAGATGGGAGACGGAGCTGTCACCCACGAGAAGCTTGTCTCTAACATCAGCCACCAGAAGCTCTCGGGCTACAGCACCATCCCAACATTAGGCTTAAACACCATCGCTCTCGCAGGCCCGTTCACGGGAAGTGTGAGCCAAGCGGCAGGGAGTGTAGCTACCGTAACAATTGGGTCTGTGTCTCTATCCACAACCGGACGCGGCATCAAGGTCGTGCTTCTTGGTAACGGCGGATCTACATCTTACGTTGGTCTTATGAAATATGGCGGTTTATTGGGCAGCAGTGACATCTACGCAACCCAGAGTACCCTCACCATCACAGCCTCTAGTGGACTAGGCTCGCGTTCAACCGTCTACCATCCTCGCATCAGACCTAAGGCTAACGGCCTAACCGGCACCAACTTCATCACTCTCCCACAAGCTATCTTTCATGCATACCCGCCTGGCTACACCACGAGTGTCCCGGCAGATACCTACACCATATCCCTAACAGCCACTGGCTATGGGGACGAGGTGTTGTCATGGCAGAACATAAGGCTTGTGGCATATGAAATTTAGGTGGGTTGGGCCGCACGACAGAGAGATGCTGGTGGGATGGTGGAAGAAACACGACTTCCCACCTCCCCCAGAACGTTACCTCCCACAAGTAGGCATAATCGTTGATGAATGTGCAGCAGGCTGGTTATACGAAACAGGCACACCCCTTGCCTGGGTAGAGTGGGTGGTGGGTGATCCCGACTGTGATAAACTCAAGCGGAGACAAGCACTTGGGGGACTTTTGGTTACGCTGTTACAGATAGCGAAAACGAAAGGCATCACGGACATTTTTACCTCCTCGAATCATCCAGGCTGGATTGAGACATTGAAGGAGAACGGTTTTATCGTGGCAGATAATAACGTAACTCAGTTGATAAGGAGAATCTAATGCCAGCAGCTTTAGCAGGACTTTTAGGATCGGCAGTGGGCGGCATCGCTAGCGCCATCGGCGGGGATAGTAAGCAGAACCAAACTTCCACTTCGACTGTCGACGCGGGTTTCGCGGGTCAGGACGAACAAAATGCTAACCGAATACAAGGTCAGCAACTCTCGCAGCTTGAGGATTTCACAAACAACGCGGGTCCCGGCCTAGATGATGTAAGAGCAGGAACTCAGTCCGCTCGCGGCTTGGCCGACCTCTACGGCCAATATTCAAAGACCGGTGGGCTACCAGGGCAGCAAGACATCGCAGGTGCCCAGGGTTTCGCTAACTCAATCTTCGCTCCCCAGCAAGTGGCTCTCCAGCAGCAGATGGTTCAGCAGCAACAGGCCTCAGCTAAGAACTCAGCCCTCCTAGGTCGTTCCTCTAACGACCCCATCCTAGCATCGAAGCTCGCACAAGAACAGACACGCCAGCAGAATATGCTCAACGCACAGAAGGGTGCCTTCGGTGCCGACTATGCTAACCAGCTTGTTAACAACAGACTGCAGCTAGCAAGCCAGCAGACAAACGTACTTGGGGGTTTAGCCACGCAGGCTATGCAGAATAGATCTAGCCTGCTCTCCCTGGGAAACCAGATCAAACAACAGGAACGAGATTGGCGATTAGCCACTGCAACGCGGACTACGACAGGACAACAGTCTACTGATGTAGGTCCTGGTGACAGAGCATCTGCGGGTTTAAGCGGAGCCTTCAGTGGGTTTGGTGCAGGTCTAAAAACTATGGGGATGTTTAATGGTCTACGGCAAAATAGATCTCTTGGGGGTCAGGTAGGTCAGATGCAGCTAGCAGGCCAACAACAGGCTGCACCACAGTGGCAGCCCCCACAGATCTCAGAAACAAACATAGGGCCCTCAGCTAACGGGGATCAATATGCCAAATTACTAAGGAAACCGTAATGCCAAATCCACTAGCAGACAATGTAAACCAGTTTCGCCAATCGCTTCAGGACTTCCATCAGGGCATCCAGCAGCTTCAGTTCCAGCGGGTTCTCTCTAACGCTAACCAGCAGGTTCGGCAGATCCGGATGCAAGAAACCGACGAGAACAAGCAGCGACAAGCTCTTAGCCAAGTAGCTCAGAACTTGGTGTTTCAGACGGCAGGGCTTGGTGTCCCCGCCACGACAACTCAAGGATTAGTTTCGGCTATCGACCCAGATAAAACCTTTAGACAAAAACTGGAACTCATGACAGCCAAGGCTGCGTTGGGCGGAACAAGTTCACACGGATCTGCTCAGATCGAGCGTGACAACTATACGTTTAAAGTTAACGCACAGGCTGCAGAGCGCCTTATAAACAGGATTCAAGCCACAGTGAAGAAACGCGGAACTTTTGAAAATAGGTATGGGGACAAACAGGCTGCAGCAACCCTACAATCAGATCTGAACTCCCTAGCCACCCTCATACCAAAGACGGATGATCCAGGAACAATGGCATCGGCTACTGAGGTAGAAAATGCCAAGAAGAAACGACTTGGGATAGATGTATTTGCTAATCCAGAGATAGCTATACAGAATTTAGAGAATATCAGGTCGCATATACGTACTCTGGGAGCAGCACGCGGAGTTTACGGAGAGGCGCCAGAAGCTAAAAAAGGAACTGGCGTTATCGGCCTAACCCCCATAGATTAATATGCCTAAGTTTCACTTCAACATCAAAGAAAATCTAGCCAGTCAAGGTCTCTCGCTTCGCGAGGTTGGAGACAACGGACTGGTCGTTGAAGACGAGGAAGGCAAGCAGTTTAACTTTGATCCAGAGAAATATCTAGCTGGCCAGGGCATCAACCCAAAAAATGCCATTCTCGAATACAACAAACCAGACGAGGCTTTAGATCAATCTCCACTCAGCATAGTGGACCGTGCCAAGATGGCAGTAGGTAACCCAAAGGGACAACTTGGGTTCTTGCAGAAACGGTTTAAGGATGTAACCCAAACTGACGACGGCTTTGTAGTTAAGAACAAGGGTGTGTGGCAGAAGATCGACCCAGCAGCTTTCAGCGGTGATGCCTGGGAACTAGCAGCCGATGTGGCTGAGGGTGCTGCAGGCTCACTCCCTATTATTGGTTCTGTCCTGGGAGCACCTGCCGGTGGTGTGTTAGGAGCTGGAGCCGGAGCTGGAGTAGGGGAGGGTTTACGTACCTCTTTAGGTAAACTTGTAGGAACCTACCAAGCCTCTCCAGAGGAGCAGCTTAAGGACATAGGCATCGAATCGATCCTAGGCTTAGGTGGTGAGGTTGTCGGTCTCGGCGCTAAAGCATCAGCTGCAATGGTTGGCAATAGTCTTAAGAACATCGCTAAAGCAGCAGCGCCAGAAACAAAACAGCTAGTAGCATCAGTGCTGGGTAAAACAACGGGGGTCGGCGAAGATGGAATGCACGTAGCCTTCGACTACGCTGATGATGTTGCGAAGCAGTTAGAGAAATACAAGCAAGCTGGACACACACTACAAGCGATTGATGACGTAGCTGACAAGGAAAAGAAAACTCTAGCTAGAGACTTTATCTCTCATGCCAACGACAGGCTTAACGCAACCTACGGAGATAACCTGAGAGTTTTAGCAAAAGATGCTGGAGAGAAAAATTTCGCCGTAAACTTTAAAACCATCTTTGACGAAGCTAAGACTTCCATCGAAGCTACTGGTGCTGGTAAGTTTGTCGAGTCAAAAGAAGGTATGAGGTTCTTGCCACTCAACAAAGAAGATCTAGCTGCCAGAGTAGGACAGGCTGGAGCACAGATATCGATTGATCCAGGAGAGCATGTCGCTGCTAAGAAGATTGCGGACCAGATCATCAGGCTTCAGGACCTTGGCGAGCTTCGCGGAGAACGCGCTATTGTAGCCCTCCAGCAGATTAACTCAGGGCTTAATAAGGTGGGCCAGGGAGCCTTTGACAGCGAGAATGCAGCTCTCAAAAAAATCACGGCCCAAGCCAAGTCTGGTTTTGAGGCTGGCTTGGCCAAGGCTTTAGATGCGCACGGTTTAAGTGAGAAGTGGACCGGTATGCAGATGACGTATGCCAAATACCGGAACGTCTTAAACAACTACAGAACTGTCTTAAAAAAGGACAACGGGGCTAGACTATTCGCTGATAACCTAGTTACGGACAGCGCCCGTGGCCGCTCTGTACAAGGGGATGCCAAGATCCTACTAGAATTTACAGGGGAACGTGGACAGCAGCTTTATAAGGACATTATAACTAAAGAATCGGCTAGACGGTTTGCGTCCTGGTTACCCCGACAGGGTCTTATAAGTCAGCTTGGGAATGCAGCTGCTGCTGGTAGTGCGGGCGCGGCCCTAGCTACATCAGGTCCGGATACCTCAAACACAGGTACTCTAGCAGGAGCTGCTGCCCTTGGCCTAGCAACATCGCCTAGAGCCGCTCTTGCAGCCGTTAAGTATGGGTTTAAGCTAAAGAACTACATTACTCGTCTGCCTGCTCCCCAGAAAGAAATTCTTCTTAAGAGCCCGCAAATTCTTCATGGGTTATTTAGTGCCGTAGGACAAGCTGCTGTGCGGGAACCCGCTAGCGTGGATGAGTTATTGAAACAAGCTGGAGCTGTAGATGGTCAAGCTAATCAATAAAAAATACGAGTGGGCCATAAGCGACGAAGCTCGCGATTACCTAAAAACACTTTTAGACGCCGGTGTCGATTATGACCTGGCCTTCACTTTACTAGAAAAGCAGTTGGAGGAGACCAATGCTTGGTGTATCAGCAAGGGAAGCGATGATGATGAATAACGACATCTTACAGAGACTAGAAGCTAAGGTTGAGAGACTTGAGGACGCTGTCACAAAGAACAACGAACACATGGCTGTCTATAACGAGCTGCTCAAGATACACATCAAACGTACAGACTTAAACGAAGAGCAGATCAAAGAACTTAACGTCCGTGCTATCGAGATTGCTGCTAGCGTACGCGTGCTAAAATGGCTTGGCGGTTTAGCCGCCGCGACTGCTAGTGCGTGTGCAACAGTATTCGAGCTTCTGAAATAAACTTAGTAAGCTCTGACAAAGGCACCATCCCACCCTCGTCGTTGCGCGTGTCTGCAATAAAGATAACCCCCACTACCCGTCCGTATTTGTTAAGTACGGGAGAGCCAGAGTTACCAGGGTACGTGTTAGCAGAGATGTCGATAACATCGTACTCACGAGTACAAGCAGGCACAGAGAAAAAGAGCATATTAAGATCAATACGCTGCTCACCCGGGGGGCACGTAGACTTAGCCGAAGGAAGGAAACGAGAAAGTAAGGTAGCAATCGTTTTACCAACCACCCTACCGCTGTAAGCTGTAAAACCGCGAAGGAGGGGATGGCCATAAACAGTAATAGTTTCACCATCATTCACCTCTGTAGAAATTGGAAGACCGCTGGCATGAAACGTAAACTTAGGCTCGATGAGACAAAGATCTACAGACCGTCCGATAAGGACGACCTGCCCAGTTCCGATGTCCTTCAGGTTGCGTAGGTACACAGCAGAGCCTTCCCTCACACCCTCACAGACGTGAGCGTTAGTGATTACCATGAGCCTATCACCGACGTAGGTAAAGAAGCCGGTTCCTCCGCTCGTACCCTCCCGGCCAGTAACCTTAACCACATTTGATTGGGCCACGTCCCACCTGTGCTCTTCCCAGAGCTTAGGGGCCACCATGACAAGAACAGCTACAACCAGGGCTCGAATGATGTCTCTCATTTACTTAATCCTACCAGAAGTCCTACTAACAGTCCGGCCACTAGGCCTCCCCCACCACCAAGTAAGCCCCACATGAGGGCTTCGTTAGACCCTGACTTCTTCTCTGTCTCGACCTGCTCGATGAGGGCTTCGATCTGCTTGTCCTTAGCTTTGATGAGGACATCCTGGTCATGCTGTAGCTTGTCACAGGCTGTGAGCGCAGCGTCGCAGGCTTTAAGTTCCTTAACAACTTTATCAAGCTCTGGGGGAACAATGTTAATCTTGTCCTGAGCGAAGCTTGTCATAGGAAGACTTAAGACCGTCATATACACGACGAGCCTCTTCGACAATCTTTTTAGCGTTCTCAGCTTGTGCATTAGCGCCCTCCACGACAGATCTAACCTCGGCCTTGATTCTCTTCTCTCTCTCACGATAGTAGAGGACTACAAACAATAAAGCAACACCTAAAGCAGTTAGTAGTGCGTACATCATACTTTTTTGGAGCTGTAGTGCCCACATCCCTTACATTGATAGATCTGAACCACCTGGGTGATCTTTCGTTGCTTTCCTCGCTTAATCAGGTCTGAGGAACCGCACACCCGGCATTCCCCGTTGTCTGGCTTATCAACGCTGCTTAGGTTAGGGTGGTTAGGGAGCCAGGCTCGCATCTTCTTGTACACCTTCTCTAGAAGCACCACGTCATGCTTGTTATAGCGTCCCATCTTAGCTAGGGCCTTCTTATCCCCCGCCATGCAGTCGATCCAGAGGCTATAACCGCCGGTGTCGATCTTGGTGCCTATACCAAGGAGCTTCGCTAGATCGTTTAACTTGTTGCTTGTGAACTTAAAGTGACGCTTAGCAATCTTAAGGGTGTCGATGGTTTTAAACGGGGCGGTCGGTCCCAGCCCATACTCGATGAACTTAGCTCTGGCCTTAGGGATGTCGAACCTGTCCCCGTTGTGAGCTATGATGATGTCGGCCTGCTCTACCACGTCATACATCTTCTGTACGAGCCTACCCTCGTTATCTACGTCTCCCATGGTGACACAGCTAACGGACTTGCCCCCGAGCCACTTCCACGCGAATGACAGGAGCTTCCAGTCTTCCTCCATGTGGACGACATTTGTGTCGTACATCTGCCAGACATGGCCCTTTATGGCAGTTGTCTCGATGTCTAGAAACATAACCTTTAACTTACTCACTTACGCCTCGCGTTCTCTTTATCAGACTTTTTCTTATGGCAATCATGACACAGAAGCTGCCACCCACCATCTCCAACAAACAACCGGGCAATAAAATCATCCCAGGTAGTAAAGCCCTTCTCCGGGTCCACAACAGGGATTACGTGGTCTAGCTGCGTATCTTTAGCTGCGTGCGTCTTCTTACACACCTCACACCTATACTTCCCGTAAGCCACCTTGGCTCTCCGCCTGGCCTCTGTGCGCGGACGCCATCGGTAGGTTAGCCGTCTTAGCTGCGATACTAGCCAGCGCATGAAAACCTCTGGTTTCACTGGATGGTCCTGCCAGACTTCTTATAGCTCTTATCGTAGATGGCACGTCCTAGACCATAGGCCATCTCCCCGTCGAACCCACCCTCGGCCTGGATTATCTCGTAGATGTATTCGTAGGCTGCTCCGCTGTCGAGCATCGGGAATGCGCCCTCAAACATGCAAGTGATAACATAAGCCTCAAACTCAAGTTGGTCATTAAAATCAGTGCTAATGAGAAATTCACGGGGTTCCATTCAGTATCCTATATGCTTCCTGAAAGACGTCGTCACCACGGAAACGAAGCTTGATCTCGGTTTCTTTTGACATGCCTAGGGTTTCAGGGACAAGGTCCATCATACCACCAAACGCAGACAGCCACACCACAGATGATGGGCTCACCATGCAGATGTCCCCTGCCTTGGTGTCTAGAGGGATGTCCTTGCCGCTCTCGGGATCATAATAACCCTTACCTGTATACAGAATCCTTACCCAGATAGGCTTAGCCACAGTGAAGTTCTTCTGGACGTGATCCTTGGGAGTGGCTACGATGATGCCACTGGCTGTCTTAACTTCTGTCTCGATGGCTTCCACGATGAGCTGGTCGCCTGCCAGCTCTAATCCTGACATGTCGTTCCATTTCTTGAACCTGTCCAGATACCGACTCTTTAACGTTCCTACTTCCACAATACCTCCGTTGCCTTCTCGATTAGGTTGTCCTGAGCCTTGATGTAGGAGGAGGCTGTGTTGAAGCTGCTCCAGCCCATGAAGGCGCACAAGTCGGCTTCCTTAAAGCCAGACTGGTATAGCTTTGTAGCAGCTAGCTTCCTAAGATCGTGGGGGCGAAGACCGATCTTTCGAAGCTCGTGCCTGAAGGTGTAGTCGCTGACCCATACTTTTTCCTGATCAAAAGTAACTGTGTTTCTAGGCTTTCCACCTTTGCCAACAACTCTTCCGCTCCCAGAGCAATCATATTCGCGGAGTCGAAGTCCTGATTGGAGAAGCTGTAGAGCCTTTGTTCTAACGCGCTCATCGCTGATGTTAGAGATACGCGCTCTTGCCTCGTCAAAAGAGATGGTTGGTAGTCGCCGCTCGTAAACATGTTTGAATTGTCTTGCATTTTCTTTCCTCCACGCCCGAAGGCTGTTTGTTTTTAGGACACCCAGAATATTAAGATAATCAAAGAAATCCACAAGCCTAGTCCACGTTGTTGTTCGGGAATAGGGCCTGAGATGAGAGAGACTAGCCCATAACACACCAGGGCTAACGTTGATGCTAGGTAGAACCTCAAGGCGGGCTTGCTCAGAAGCAAGCGTGCTAGGAGCCCAAGCATTTCTTTTAGAACTGATGTAAGCATCCTTAAGTTCCTGTAGATCCATTTGCCACCTGTACGATGATACGGCCAATGTTTGCTATTGTGTTGCTCTGTGCCTCACTTGCTGCTTGTAGTGCTGCCAGTTGTTGCTTCAGGGGCTCTAGATCGACAGGGGGGTGGGCGGGAGCCACAATCTGCTGTGGGGGAACAACAGAGCTAAGCTTCCCGCCCTTGTATGCTGCGGCAAGGTGTTCGACACCATTACCGCCTACAAATGCTAGTAAAATTGCTACCAAGAGGTCTCCAAAATGGGGGGGTACATCGCCTCTGGCTAATGTGATGGCCAGACCCGTAACCAGAACACCTGCGCTTGCCACTAACTTTCTTCCGCCTAGTCTGTTCATGTCTTATCCTTCTCTAGCAAGTTTAGGTCTCTATCAAAGGTGCTCTTGTTGCGTCTCTCGATGGTGCCTACGAAGCCGGTGAAGCCCTTTGTGGGGTGGACAAAAGACTTCACCTCTCGTAGCATGTTGCAGTAGTAGAGACCGTTCTCAACCGCATAACGGGGGAGAAGAAATCTCTTACTCAAGATCTGGGTCTGCTCGTGGATCGTATCATATGGGTGAAGATCGCCGATCTCTGGGTGCTCCATAGCCTTGATCATGTTGATCAAGATGATAGCCAGCTCGTACGTTGTAATCTCCACCCTATCCTTACTCAAGCGTCTTTCCTTTCAGGACATCGCGAGCTGAGGTCTTCGGAACAAAGCGTCCCTTGCTCTGACCGCCACCTGCTCCCGGGGCTCGTGGAGCTTGGATACCGTCTACGTAAAGTTGTGATGACTTAAAAGAACCTGTGGAACCTTCTGCATCCCGCGTAAAGATGGTGAGCTTAACGCCGCGGTCTGTCGCACTTTCGCTTACAAGCCGCGCTAGAATATCAACCTGATCCGGTGGGATAGAGACACTAATCATGTCTGACCCGTTAACGGTCTTCTTGGTTTTGGTACCCTTGGTGGTTACTTCGTTCTCTTTTTGTTTATAGCTCACTTGGTCATCTCCTGGTTTATAGTTTCTACAGTTTCTTTTACTGGCACCATTGCGCCTCCTGTAGCGAGGAGCAGGGTGCTCTTATGTGCCTCACTGTAGTAGTAGGCAAATATGAGCTGTTTAGATATCATTAGGACCTGGTTCAGGTTCGCGTGGGTCAACTGAAGCAGGTATTTTTCGTTGAAGCTTTTCTCGGACTGATTCATAAGATAACTTTAACTCCTGTTTGGGGGTTCCGTCAAGGGCTGTTTGTAACATTTTATCTAAAAGCTGAGCCTCTCCTAGGGAGATGTGGGTTTCGCCCTGCGAGGGTCCGAACTGACGCTTTAGCCCCTTGATGAACTGAACGATGCGCCTGTGCTGGGTTAGCTTGGGGTGGATGAAGTTGAGTAGGCCAAACACATCTGCCCGTTCCTGATCTGTGAATAAAAACCTCATTATATTTTCCTTTTAGCCATCGCCAGAGCCATAGCCAGAGCCATCGCCAGAGCCATAGCCAGAGCCATCGCCAGAGCCATCGCCAGAGCCATAGCCAGAGCCATAGCCAGAGCCATAGCCAGAGCCATCGCCAGAGCCATAGCCAGAGCCATAGCCATCGCCATAGCCAGAGCCAAAGCCAATATTAATCAAGCTGTCCATACTGCTACCGATTCAATAGATTTTTTTCCAGCCTCTGTGCAGTCTAAGATCTCGATAACCTGAAGCAACTCAATCCGATCTACGGCACCGGGAAATTTGCAGAGCTTTGGTTTGGATGTTCCGCTAATCGCCAACTGGGATAATGATGCCGCACCTTCCCAAAAGAAGAGTCTTCGCGCTTGCCGCACTATAACTTCCTGGCCGCTACGCGACTCCACGTATCCAGCAAATACTCCTGCAGAGTACGTACGCACAATACAATACTTCATCCCGTCTTTTAAGGGAGCTGTAGCTGATTGTGACGACTTCTTAACATAGATCTCACCATTAATCTCTAACTCTGTAATCTCGGTCTTCATGCTTTTCCTCTCTTTAAGGCGACGCGGGGTCCTCCCGCCACTCCACCCGTTTTATAAGACTTTAACTCATACACCACATCTTTATCAAGCCTGATCTTACTCACGCCCATGTTTTGTAGCTTGAGGCACAGGTCCTGCTCCAGCTTCTCGTGTCTTGGGAGTTCCTTATTTTCTCTATGGAAAACTTCAAGATCTACAGCTACATCCACCATTTCTTTCTTTACCTGCCCGTTAAAATCGTAGACGTCTGTTGGCCACTCTTTCTTTCCAAAGGTTCCAAAAAAGGCTTTTAGCGCGTCACCGCCGTGACAATGGTCCTTATAAGGACAGAAGGCGCATCTTGCTGTTCCCATGGCGCTGTCACAACTTACCTTGTGCGGGTCTCCGCCAAGGGCCGCTTCATAAGCCCGCTGAAATTTATTCCTGACCTCATCGAACATTCCTTGATGGGGGGTGAAGCGAAGCTCGTAGAGGGTGCTGTCGTTCTTGTTGTACTTTAAAATTGATCCCAGCTTAACCCCATGAAGCTTAGCGAAGTCGCTGAGGCAGTACATGTTCAGCTGGTATAGGTTGTCAGATAGCCACGGATCGGCTGCCTCCTCGACAAAAGCCTTGAGGTCGGCTGCAAACCAGCCGTTTTCACTTAGTCTTTCTAAGGAGCGCAGCCCGTTGTATTTCTCATACGTCTCCTGCGTCTTTGTCTTAAAGAATGAGGAATGCTTCTCTCCGTAACTCTTAGCGTCACAAAAGATCAGCTCTCCGTTTAGCTTGATGGCGAAGTCCATACTACCCTCGATCAGAGGAGCCTCTTCCTGACCTACTGGGATTAATCGAAACAAGGGTAGCACCTGCTGCTTGTACCTGATCTCGAAGCTGTCGCTCTGCGTCTTGATCTGGCTTAGCTGCTGGATTAGGTGATACTCAACGGAAGAACCAAAGTTAAGGAGACGCTTGATGCGTGCCTCGTTCTTTGGAACGGAGAAGCTGCCGGGCTTAAAGTAGTTGATGGTGTCCATCGTCAGACGCTTGGTACAGAACCCTGCTGCAGACGGACGTAGGGGGAAGGTATTCCAGGTGTCCTCGGTGTTATCCTGGACGTGGTTCAGGAGGTCAGGGATAGCGATTGGGGGTCCTTTAGACAT